AGTAATCATTCCACCTCCAGGTGGACATGGTGGTGATGTTTATAGAGAACTTGGATCAAATAAGGTTCTTGTTTATACTAGAATTGAGAATGCTGACGTAACAAACCCAGACTTTCCAACAGGAAATCAGTTTGCACGTATAGGTATTCTAAAAAATCCACTAGAGAATGGTAGTACCAATTTACTAACAGCATCCTCAGTTGTCAATCTACCTGCTATAAAAGTAGAAGGTGCTGCAGCATCATCTTTAATACCATCACTTGATGGGAGTATAACACAAACTGTTGGTGTTGGCTCAACTGCTATTGGTAAAATTGTATCTTACGATAGTACAACACAGGTGTTGAGATATTGGCAAGATAGAAGTCTTGCTACAGATAATTCTGCTGGTACTAAACCTACTTATGGTTACAGTCTAAATAAGTTCAATAACACTCCTGGATCTGGAGGTTCTACAAGTCTTATTGTAGAAACTACTTCAGGAACAGAAACGTTGACTATTGATACAGGATTTGTTGGAGTATCAACAATAGTAAATTCTAAGACATATTATTTTGGACAATCATTTACAAATGGTCTTGCTGAACCAGAAATTAAAAAACATTCTGGGGATATAATATACATTGATAACAGACCAGAAGTTATGAGAGCCACAAACCAAAGAGAAGACATTAAAATCGTATTAGAGTTCTGACCCAATGCCACAAAATACCAATCTAAATGCGAGTCCATACTTTGATGATTTTGACGCATCGAAGAATTTTAATAGAGTCTTATTCAAACCTGGAACTCCAGTACAGGCAAGAGAACTAACAACTTTACAATCGATTTTACAGAATCAGGTTGAAAAGTTTGGTCGTCATATGTTCAAAGAAGGATCCGTGGTTATTCCTGGATCTGTTCATTATGATAATGAATATACATGTGTCAAAGTTGAGTCTTTATTTTTTGGTATACCTGTAGAATTATATTATAATGCTTTACGAAATCTGAGGATAAAAGGAAAGACTTCTGGTGTTATTGCTACAGTAAAGAAACTTCTTCCAGCAGCACTGTCGATTACAAATAATACTACATTATACATCAAGTATGAAAGAAGTGGTGATGATGGTAAGACTGAAAAATTCCTAGATGGTGAAACACTTATTTCATTATCTACTTTTTCTTATGGTACTACCAATATTACAGCAGGTTCTGATTTTGCTAACTGTATTGCTAATGATGCAACTGCTATTGGTTCTGCATTTACTGTAACCAAAGGTGTTTTCTTTGCTCGTGGTGCATTTGTTGATGTTGAACAAGAAACAATTATATTAGACCAGTATGATAATAGACCATCATATAGAGTAGGATTCCTTGTAAAGGAAGAGATTGTTACTGCTGTTGATGATGATAGTTTATATGATAATGCTTCTGGTTTCTCTAACTATACTGCTCCTGGTGCAGATAGACTAAAAATTAGTTTAGCACTTACTAAAAAACTACCTCAAGATTTCAATGATGAGAATTTTATTGAGTTGTTTAGAGCTAAAGTAGGTAAAAAAGAACAGATTGTAGAAAAAACATTATATAATGAAATGGCAAAAGAACTTGCCAGAAGAACACATGACGAGAGTGGTGATTATTATGTCAATAGATTTAGTCTAACTCCTACAGAATGTCTAAACGATAGGTATAGTATTTTTGGAACTTATTTTGCAGAAGAAAAAACATATAATGGTAACGTACCATCAAAAGATTTAATGAATCTTAGGATTGGTCCTGGTAAAGCATATGTAAAAGGATTTGAGTGTGAAGTAGTTGGATCTAGAATTATTGATATAGAAAAACCAAGAACAACACAACTTGTCAAGAGCAATGCTATACCTTTCCAAGCAGGAAATATATTAAGAGTAAACAACACTTTAAATGGTCCTCAAGTAAAATTAGCTGCTTCTAATTCTGACTATGTTGATTTACGTGATGCAAGATTAGGTGCTACTAAGTCATCTGCTCCTGGTAATAGTATTGGTAAAGCAAGAATATATGATTATAAACTTCAAAATGCTGCATATACTGGAGACACTAGTGTATTTGAAGCGTCATTATTTGATATACAAACGGATGGAAAAATAGGTATCAACCAAGGTCTTACAATTTCTACTCCAGTTTTCATTCAAGGTATGCAGTCTGGAGCAAGTGGTTTCTTGAAGACAGGTGGATCTAGTCTTTTTGAGTTGGAACTACATCAAGTTACAGGTACTTTTATAGTAAATGAAACCATTGCAATAAATGGTATTCATGAATCATGGAAGGGAATGGGTTGTAGAATCGTAACTAGTGTTACTAATTACGACCTTTCAGATGTTAAGTCAATTAGATCTACTGCTGCAAGTAGAACATTTGCTGCTGATGTAGTTTTAGAATCAAGACATAGTTTTGGTGCTGGTGCAGTAAATATTTCTGTTGGTTCAGGTTCACCTGGAATTTCTACTGTAACGTCTGCTATTGGTGGATTTTATTCAAGATTCAAGGTAGGTGATATAATTAGATATCAATTATCTGGTATCGCTGATCCAGTTTATAACGTAGTATCTGTAGTTGGAACTTCTAGTCTAACACTATCTGCTGCACCTGATGATGTTAGTGGTGTATGTGATAAAGATCTTCCAACATCTGATGTTACAGTAAGTGGAGTTGAAATAGTTGCATCTAATCTAAGAGGATCTTCTAGTGGATTCCTCTATGCACAATTACCACATAGTAATGTAGAGTCTATAGATCTTACAGACTCTGTTATAAAAGTTAGAAAGGAAGATACTGGTCAAGCTACAGATGGTAGTGGTCAGATGGATTTACCATCTTTGACAGGAACGGATTATATTTACGATCCTTTTGATGAGGAAAGATATAGTGTATTCTATTCTGATGGAACAATTGAAACACTAACAAGTGATCAGTTTGCACTTACTAATGGTGGTAAAGGTGTTACATTATCAGGTCTTACTCCATCTCAAACTAATGTTGTAGTACATTCAACCCAACAGAAGGATAAGGTCAAGTCTAAGCAAAAAACAATTGTTAGATCTCAATCAGTTACTATTACTGGATCTGATAGGGAGTGGTCTGGTATTACAACTTCAATTGAAGATGGTTTGAATCCAAGTGATATCTGGGGTAAGAGAGTTCAGGATATGACTTTATCACTGGACTATCCAGATATTGTCGAAGTTCATGCTGTATATGAAGCAGCAGGTAATGGAGCACCAACTATTCCAGCACTAACATTAGCATCATTTACTGGTCCTAGTGGAACCAATGCAGATCTTATTCTAGGTGAAGTTGGTATTGGTAAGAGTACAGGTGCGTCTGCATTAGTTCTTGCAAGAAATGGTACAACTAAAGTTGATGTTTGCTTCAAAAATACTAATAGATTCAAAGAAACTGAGACAGTTGTATTCCAAGAATCTGGTGTTGAGGCTTCTCTAACTCAAATTACATCTGGTGATAAAAACATTAGAAATAACTTTATAGTTGATCCTGGACAAAGAGCAGAATATTATGACTTTGGACGTATTGTTAGGAAGCAAGGATTCCCTGCACCACAAGGACAACTTAAGATATTCTTTGATTATTACACTATAAATTCTGAAGATTCTGGTGATGTATGTACTGCAAATAGTTATAGTAGAGATCGTTATGATAAGGTTGCTAGTTATAATAATATAAGAAATACTGATGTTATTGACCTAAGACCAAGAGTAGCTCCATTTGTTGATTCTGGAACTAGATCACCATTTGAATTTGATTCAAGAGACTTTAGTGGTGGTGGACAAGCAGTACCTAATGTTCTTGTATCTGATGAGAATATAGTATTTGATTACAATTTTTATCTTGGTAGAACTGATAGATTATACCTGAATCAAAATAGTACGTTTACTGTAAAGAAAGGTACTCCTGCTATACATCCAGTACAACCAGAATCTATCCCCAATGCATTTGAATTAGCACTAATAGAATATAAACCATATGTTTACGATGTTAGAACAGATGTAAAACTTACTTTCAGATCTAACAAACGTTATACTATGAAAGATATTGGTGATCTTGAGACTCGTATTGAAAATATTGAGGAGATCACTGCACTATCTTTATTAGAGAATGCCACACAAAGTTTGGTTATTACTGATCCAGATACAGGACTTGATAGATTTAAGAATGGATTTGTTGTAGATCCTTTCAACAACTATGATGTTGCTGATAGGACATTACCTTCTTTGAAATATGAGGTTCATGGAGGAACTTTGTGTCCAGTAAAACATTTTGATTCTATTGATCTTTTAGTTGGATCTAATGAACTTATAGGATTGACTCAAGATCCAGATCCTACAATTGATGCAAGATATGTTCAAGATTTAGGTTCAACTAATATTAGAAGAACTGGTAATTTATTGACATTGAATTATGATCTTATTGGTTATCAAGATCAAATTCTTGCAAGTAGAGTTGAGAATGTCAACCCATATATGTGGCGTAGTTGGCAGGGTAATCTAACTCTAAACCCATCTAGTGACATATATGTTGATAGAGTATCAGTTGTACAAGATGATGGTCTTGGTTATGTAAACGATGTGATTTATGATACAGAGTTGCTTCCAAATATGAGGGAGCAAAATATTGAATTTACTGGAACAAGATTAAAACCAGTTACAGAACACCATGTCACATTCCAAGGAATTGACATGATTGATAATAGGGCTTATGTTATACCAAAACTTTTAGAAGTAACTCCTATTCAAGGTTCTTTCCAAGTAGGTGAGACTGTACGTGGATCAGTTGTTACTACACAGACAACTAGTCAAGCAACAGAACTTAGATTTAGGTTAGCACAACCAAATCATAAAGGTGGTCCTTATAATGCACCTTTAGTATTTGTAAACACAAACCCATATGAACCTACAGTTGGGTTCTCTTCATCATACTCAGAAACATCAACAGTTCTGAATATTGATACTGCATCTCTAAATCAAAAATCAGACGGTTCCTTCTTTGGTAAAGCTGATATTGGAATGAGATTGGTTGGAGAAACTAGTGGTGCTGAAGCAGAAATTAATAACCTCAGAATAGTTAGTGATGACTTAGGAGCAGCACTTGGTTGTTTTTATATTCCAGGTGATGAGTTTGAAAACGGAGAAAGCACAGCAATACTTACTAGTTTACGTCCACAAGAACAATTACCAGGTGTAAACTTTAGTCGTGCTGCTGCTAATTTCTTCTCAGAAGGTGGAGAGATAACAGAAACAACACTGACTAGAACTGAACCTGCACCTCCTCCACCAGAAATCATTTATGAGGAAGTTATTCGTGAGGTTGAGGTAGAAGTTATAAATGATATTCACCACCATCATACTGAGGTTGTATATGAAACTGTTGTAGAAACAGTTGTTGAGGAAAGGGTAGTTACTGATGTACGAACAGAAACTGAATATGTTGATAGGTGGAATACTGAATATGTTGATAGGTGGAATACTGAATACGTAGAAGTTCCAGTTGAAGTACCTGTATACATTGAAGTACCAGTTCACGTTCCCGTTCCCGTACCAGTTGAAGTATTCGTTGATAGGATTGTAGAAGTTGAAGTTATAAGAGAAGTTATAGTAGAAGTACCAGTTTGGAATGATGATGATGATGATCCTTTAGCACAAAGTTTCTTTGTTGAAGAAGAACCTGGTATATTCCTAGGTGCTGTTGATTTATACTTCCAGTCTAGATCAGAAACAATTCCTCTGTCAGTAAGAATTGTAACTATGGCAGATGGTTACCCAACAAGAAACATAATTGGGGGTGCTGTTGTCACAGTCGATCCTCAAAATGTAAATGTATCAGCTGATGCTTCTGTACCAACAAGGGTTTACTTCCCTAATCCAGTATACTTACCTGGTAGAGATGGGGGAGAAGAGTATGCGATAGTTGTTATTACAGATACTGATGAGTACAATCAATGGATTGCACAAGTTGGTGAAACTGACATCACAACATTGAATGAATCAGAATTGGGTAAAGTTATTATTACTAAACAACCTGCACTTGGTTCATTGTTCAAGGCACAAAATGCTTCTACTTGGACAGCATCTCAGATGGAAGATATGAA